GAGGCAGCCTCAAAAACGGCCTCCGGGATACCGCTGGCCTCATCCGCCAGCAGCAACACATTCTCGCTGTGAACCCCGGCCAAGGCTTCCGGCTGCTCCGACCTCGACGTCCTGCACGAAATAAACGTGCTCTCAGGCGCGCTCTTGAGCTCAATCCGATCCGACTTGATCTCCAGCAAATTGTTGAACGGCGGCTTCAGGCGCTTGGCCACGTTCTTCATCTCCGCGAAGCACGCGTCAAACAGCTGCGCGCTGGTGGGGGCCGTGACCACCGTCTTGCTCGGGTAGCGCATCAAGACGTGCCAGATGGCCGCCATTGCGACGCCCGTGGACTTGCCGACGCCGTGGCCAGATCTAACAGATACGCGGCGCACCGCTGGGGCGGCAATCGCATCCAACAGCTCAACCTGCCACTCGTCGGGCTCGATGCCAATGACCTCCTGTGAGAAGCGCACCGGGTCGTCGCGGTATCTGCGCATCAGCTTCAGAAACGGGTTATCTTGGGGGCTGGGGGCGTTCATGTGTTAACACTCCTGTGGCGTGAATTTGTGGAAAATTTTTGAGTGGGTGCGTGAAGGGGACATGAGCTTTTGCACCCGCCCGAGATCTGAGAGGGGGGGGTCAAAACGCGGATCTCGGCAGCGATTTGGCGTCGGAGCGGGCGAAAGTGTCATAATGTGTATTATGTTAAATTTAATATCGTTGCAACTCAGCGACTTAGCTATTTTGCCCTGCTTATGCCTTACTTTTGCCACATTTGCACGCCCGAAAGTGCCCAATTGTGGCACATTGTTGACGGATCGGCGCGATGATGTCACGCGCGCACGCGCACGCTTCGCTGCGTCGATGTGCGTTTTCGCGCTCAATCGTCATCCTCCACCTCGACTGCCTCGCCCTCGATGACGTCGGCGCCAACGCTGTTGAGCAGCTGCGCTGCCTGCGCGTGCAGGTCATTGACGCTGATATTGATCGCGACGTCACGCTGCCTTGTGTCATACTCTGGCGACGCTTTCGCCGCCTTCCACTTCAGCACGTCGACCGCCAGCTTCGCGCTGTTCACGCTCGCCTCGTGCTGGTGGATCTCGTCTGCAATCTTCTGCGCCTGTGACGCGTAGTAGTGACCGGCCATCTGCTTGGCCTCGTCGTAGCGCTGAGCTCTGCCCTCGCCGGACGCGACCCACTTGTGAAACAGGTTCCAGCCCACATCGTAATGAGCGATCACGTCGGACGCGTTCTTGCCCGCCGCGATCATGCCGAAGATCTCGTCCTCTCCGGCAGCTTCCAGCGCTGCCATCTTAGCCTTACCAATTGCACCCATGTCTAAACGTCTCCTCTCAAAACGGTATCTCGTCGCCCAGCTCGACGTCAAACGTGCTGTTCGCTGGACCGATGCACCGCGCCACCTTTGCCTCTGGAAACTGTTTCAGCGTCTCCGCGATGAACTCGCTACTAAAGTTGTTCCCGAGCACGATTGCTGCGTCGATCATATCATACACCAACCACTCTGGATGTTCACGCCTTATGCCGGCCGCGTCATGCAGCGCGATGCACACGATGTTCCCGCTGGCGATCTCGATGCAGTATGCGTGACGACCCACCGGCTGATGCCCGTTAGCCTCCGCCTCTGCCTCCAGCACGTCCCAAGCGCGTATCAGCTGCGTCGCAATCTGGTTGACCGCCACAACGTCATCCTCTTCCACCTTCGCCCTCAACGCGTCATACGCCGCCTCAAAACGTCCAGCGAGCTCAGGGCTCACGAGACCCGGCAGACTGTCACCCCACTTCAACGTCTTCTCCCGCGCCTTGCGATCTAACGGCGCCAGCTGACCATCTACCTGCCTCGAGATCGGCTTGCTCTGTGTGCCAGTCTCAAACGTCCCACGGTCTTTACGCGCCTTCGCATATCCCGCCTTTGCTTTCCCACTCACCTTCGTTGCCATGATACTACTCCCCCTTCGTTGCTAATGTTAACCACACCCAATTCAAAACGCCACCACACACCACACCACACCACCCTATACAATAGGGGGTGGTGGTGTGGAACGTGAAATGGCCTTATTCTCCACACTCTCCACACCTCCCCACACCACAAGTGTGGTAAGTGTGGAAGTATTAATGCAACAGCTCCGCACCACTGCGCACCTCCACCATCTGGCCGTCGAGGCGCACCAATGCGTGCTCCAAGCACTGCATGGTTGCCACGATAACTTCCTGCACGCGCATCCGCTCCTCGACGGTGCGCGGCTGCATGAGGCCGGGTTCAAACTCGATGGCGCAGGCCCTGAATATGTCGGACCAGTATATCGCCATGATGAGATCCTCGTCCTCGAGGTCCATTGCCGCCTTGTCATCGAATTCCGTCACAGCGTCTTCGCCCCCTTAGACAGATTATCCTTGGCCCACAGTGGCTGCAAATTCGTGTAATTGAAACACTCGCGTTGCTGTTCTGCGTCTGTCAGGTCAAACGAAGCGCACGGCTTGATGTGGTCTATGTGCCACTCGCCGTGATTGTCCCACGTCATGCCGTCTGTGAACTGCGCCTCTAAGTGCTGGCGTAGTTTCGGCACAGAGCAGCCCACGAGCTGCATTGTTTTTCGTGACTTCTCTCCGCCGCCGCGTGTGACCGCAGCCCTCACTCTAGCGCGCAGCACTCCTTTGAGCTTAAACTCCACATCACCGGCGGCGCGATCCGCCATATAGTTTCGCATGTATTCACGATGGGCGTCCGGGTTGCGATCACGTTGATCTTGGCTGCGCTGTCTACGTTGACCCGACGTCAGCTTCTGGTAGGTTTCACTAGCGCGATCTACGCATTTTTGGCGGTACTCCGCGTCGGCTTCGTACCTCTTCTTTCTGCGCTTGTTTTCGCCAGCTTTATATGCCCCGGCGTTGCGAAGCTCCCACGCCTGCCTGCCATCGTTCAAATTGCACCGCGTCGAGCAGAATTTCTTTTTCCGCCCCAGCGTGAAGAAGTTGCAGCACGTCTTATACTCGCACACCTTAATCACAGGCCGGCCTCCTCGCCTGTGATCCACGTCCCCACGACCACCACCGGCACTTCACGCCCCGTGCGCTGGTCCTTCTCACGCTCGATGCGCAGCACGTCTGTCTCGATCCACTTCTTGACGATTGCGTTGATCTTGGCCTTCTCGTGCTTCTTGTCCACGTCCAGCCCGAGCACTTCGGCCACGATGTTGCCGACCCACTGCTTTGCCTGCGGGTTCTGGCGCATAAACTCGCCGCGCTGGGCGCACTGCCCGACGTCACGCTGCACCTTCATCGCGTCCTTGGCGCTCACCCCGTCGAAAAGGTCAGGCATGGAGAACGGCTCAGCCACACCCACATATTCTTTGTTTGGCAGCTGCACGCCGACCATGCGCCGATACACCGCCTTCGCTGCCGGCGGCGCCATGTTAGACTTGCCGTCGTCTACCCGGAATATGCCCAGCGCCTCGGTCTCGGACACGCCCAACTTCATCGCGTCCTCCATAGACACGCGATTTATGACGCGCGCCGCGCGGGCTGCGCCGAGTAGTGAGCCGGCGCCCCGGATGCTGTCGACGTTGGCGTCGTCCCCGTTCCCCTTGCGGATGTGGTGCACGAGGGAGGCGGCGCAGTCTGTGACGTCACACACGGCACGCACAGCCCCGACGGCGGCGTTCATCGCGACGTTGTCGTTCTCGTTGATGCCGGTCGCCGCGACCCACGGGTCAATCGAGACTAGCCCGATGCTGTTCTCCGAAATTTTGGCCGTCAGGTAGTCGACCAGCGCGTCGTCGACGGTGATGCCCTCGCGATCCTGTCTGGCGAATATGATGTTCATGTCGCGGCCCGCATCCAGAAATAGCTTTCCCCGGATTTCGTCTGCCGTGACGTTGTAGTGCATCATCGCCGCCGCGACCCTGCGCTGAAGCTCCTCGAGCGGATCCTCTAAATTAATTATCCAGCAATTGCACGGCTCGTGCACGGGCTCACCGAGTAGCGGCCGACCGGTGCAAATTGCCAGCGCCTCCACGATCTGCATGGACGTCTTGCCCACGCCGCCAGCCGATGCCAGCACGGACACGTTTGACCGGATGTAATGCTGGCCGTAAATCCAGCGCCGCGCCGGGATCGACGCCGGGTCGATTGGATCGTATGGCGTCGGGTAGCTGCGCTCTGACTGCGCGATCTCGGCCTGCACTTGCGCGACCGGCTTGGCCAGCGCCAATGCCTCACGCAATTTTTGCGCCCCAGCCTCACGAATGTAGTCGTTTGCATCCTTGACGCCGTCGACGCCCAGCATGTCGAACCGCACGACGTGCACGTCCGTGCTGCCGTCGCCGCGCAGCACGTCGGCCACCGCATCCACGTCTAGATCGGGGTCGGCGCAGATCGTCACGTCGGATGCGCGCGGCACCGGGTAAGTTGACATGCCAGCCTTGCCAAACGTGCACACGACTGTCGCCTCGTCTCCGACCGCTTGGTAGACGCTGAGCGCATCCTCTGGCCCCTCGGCCATGATGATGACGCCGCCCTCGTGCTCGTCTCCGATCCGCATTACGTTGCCTGCGATCACGCCGCGGCTGTATTTGCTGATCCCGTTGTGCTCTCGCTTCTGGCCCTCGGCTGTGAGCAGCACGCTCTGCACGCCGCACACTTCTCCGCTTGGACTGAGCGCGGGAAACATGATCGCGGGGCCGTCGTATATATTCGGGTTAAACCGCGCCGCATGCGAGGCTGTACTGGCTCTCAAACCCCGCGAGTTGAGGTAGAGCAGCGCCGGACGCACGGCGTCGACGTTGTCACGCGAAATTGTGACGCCCCGCTCCCAGATCTCGCGCGCCTTGCGCATCTTGTCCGCGCGGCTTTCGTCGTCCCGCGCCAGCACTTCCTTAGCGGCCAAGCGCGTCATCAGGCGCTCAAACTCTGACGGCGTGTACGGCAGCGCGTCGGAGTTTTCGAGCTCCTTCGGGCTGTCGCCGCCGCGCTTAAATCCGCTGCCGATTGTCGCCTTGATCTCGTGATCTTGCAGGCCCATGTTCTTGGCCGCGCTGTGCAGCTCCATTAGTGCCGCGTCTAGGTTTGCCGGCGCCATGTGCGCGTGGCGGCCTATGCTGAATGCGGCCTTGTTTAAAATTTCGTTGCGGCTTCCCTTGATTGCACCGGCCACGTCGGCCAGCGCGCTCTCCGCTACTTTGCTAAAGTATCTCTCGCTCATCTTCCCACCCCTTTGTTTGGCCGCCCACCGAGGCAGGCGGCCACGTTATCAGAAACCGAAGTTATTATCAGCTGCCGGAGCTGCGGCTGGAGCCGGAGCTGGTGCGGGCGCCATTTCGGGTGCCGCTGCCGCCGCCGGGTGTTCAGCGCCGTTCTCTGGGCGGTTGATCCACTTCGAGATGTTGAAGCCCACGTCGTATGACGTGCCCTTGCCGATCACGATTGGTGTTGAGCTTGTGACCTGCACGATTGGGATCTGCGTCGCAAACTCTGGAGCCTGCTCAGCCTGATTGTACAGCTTGGCGATAAACTGGCCGAGGCCGTAAGAGTTGCCGCTGAACGACGCCTCACGACCGTCGACGAGCCAGCACTTGACCTCAAAACCCTGCTTATAGACCTCGCTTGGGCGCGGGATCTGCTCGGAGGGTGACGGCCAAGGCTGCCAGTCGCGCACGCCGATGTCGATGTGCAGCCAGCCGAACTGTACGCTTTTGATGTCTACCGCGAAGCCGCGAGACATGTCGATGTTCTCGTCGCCGGCCTCCGTCTTAACCCACCAGCGATTTTGCGGTAAATTTGATCGTATGAATAGTGAGCTCCCAGAACCCTCTGAACCTGATCCGAATGATATTGGCATATGTTGTCTCCTAGACTATGGTTGCCGTTTCTCAGTCAATCTGACTGAACTTAAATGAGTAGCGCGGAATTTGGATCGTTTTCAAGTCCCCAAAGTCGTAACCCCACTCGTTGCTCTCGCTCGCCTTGCGATATTTCTCGAGAGCGTATTCGACTGCGGCCTTCCCCTCGTCGAGGCTGGCCCAGTCCAATTCGTATATGCCCACTAAGTGTGGACGCGTCTTTTGCACCGCAATGAAGCAAAAGCGGTCTATCTCAAAGCCGGCATTTTCCATGCACCGGCGGTAAAACATATCCTGTATGTGATACCCGAGGTTTGCGCATTGCTTTGCAAAGCCCTCGGGGTCAGACGCAATAGTCGTCTTGAGATCTATCAACGCGCCAATGTCACGGCGCCAACCATCCGGGCGGCACCGCATGTCGACGCCTGTTGACGGATCTTTGCTGAATATACTGGCCTCGCAGACAAGGTCGCCGCTGAGCAGCTCCGCGGCTGCACGATTTGACCGCACCGCCTCCGCCATGTCGGCGGC